TGCTGATCGGTCATGCACAAGTCAAGCGGGTGGAGCCGCCTGATCAAGTGCAAGCCTACGACCGCTATGAGCTGAAGCTCATTAAGCAGACGGGGCCGCTGGTGAAGGAATGGGTGGACCACCTGTTTTTTCTCAACTTCAAGACACGCATCGTGGAGTCGGAATCTGGCAAAGCCAAGGGCCGAGGCGGCAAGGAGCGGGTGCTCTATACCACGCATACGGCGGCATACGATGCCAAGACTCGCTCGGAGCTGGCGGATGAGTTGCCTCTGGACTACGCGAGCATTTCCTCGCTCTTTGGGGCGGTGAAGGCTCCGGTGGCGGCTGCGGCTCAAGCCTATGCGGCGGCTCAACCTCTGGAGACTTACCTCGAACCCCATGAACAGGCGGTGAATGCCTGGCTCTTGGCGAAGGGCAAGATCACCGAGGGGCAGACTTGGCGGGATATGCCGCCTGCGCTGCGGGACCAGGTATCGGCGAGGCCGGAGGATTTCCTCCAAGCTGTGGCGAAAGCTGTTGCGTGAGCGTCGAGCGCACATGTCGCGAGGTGCTGGGGGAGGACATTGGGTTGTTCCAACTCAAAACCTCCCCCGATGGGGGGATCCAACGCCGCCTGCGTTACGAAACCTACTCGCACAGCGACATTCGCGCTCTACCGCCCTACCTCTCGGTCTCGAGCTGCGATGAATTCAACGCTGCGTGCGACAGGTTTCTGGCCTCCCGAGGAAAAAAGACAGGAAGAGATTACGCAAAACACATCAACAAAAAGCATTATGACATCTAATATCAGACACAGCATGCTGCCGAAGCTGGCGGCTTGCCCGAAATACACACCGAAGCCGGGGGATGCGGGTCCAGCGGCCCTGCGGGGAACGGTGATGGACGAGGCTTTTCGTTTGGGGTTGCAGGGCGACCGCTCGAAAATCGACGCGCTGCCGGCGGAGGACCGCCCAGCGGTGGAGTGGGCGGTCGCCCTTATGGAGGACTACAAGCGGACGGGCACCATCGAGGCTCGGGAGGAATACTTGGCCATGCACACTCCAGGCATCGCCCATGTCGGCACGGCCGATGCGCTCTGCGAGAAGCTCGGCTGGGTGGCAGACCTCAAGACGGGGTCCGTGCGTGGATATATGGAACAGCTCGCAGCCTACTGCTACGCCATGATGCACAAGAACTTTGAGCAGGACTACGCTGCGCATTTGCTCTACTGCGACCACCAAGTGGTGAAGAGCTACCGCTTCACGCTGGAGCAGGCCAAGCAGATTGTGGAACGCATTATTGCGGAGGTGAATGACCCGTCTGCAGAGCCTCGGGCGTCGGAATACTGCGGCTGGTGTGCGAATCACGATTCGTGCCCTGCCGTTGTGAAGCCGGTGGAGCAGGGCTTGGCGGTGATCGCCGAGGGAGTCCAGACCCTGCCAGCGATGTTGGAGCGGGTGCTGGAGTCGCCGGAAAAGCTCGGGCAATTTGTGGCGCAGTGGAAGGCCGTGGAAAAGGCCATCGCCGAACCGGCTCTGGAGGCGCTCAAGGCGATGCTCGAGGACGGCCGCGAGGTGGATGGCTGGAAGCTGACCGAGGTGAAGGGGCGCGAATACTTTGATGTGGAGGGGATTCTGTGGGTGGCGAGGGAGACGAATGCGCCGGTGGAATCCATCATCCTGGCACTCGGGGGAAAGATGTCCGGCAAAGCCTACCGCGAGTGGGCGGCGCAACTGGGCAAAGAACCGCTGAACGCGCATGTGCGCACGGGTTCGACGACAAAGCAACTCAGACAAGTGAAAACAAAACAAACCAAACAACTAAACTAATATATGGATAACGAAAATAGATATGTGAACGAGTCGGGCCGCTACCTTTGCAAGGTGAAGGCGCCGGGGAATGGCTGGATCGGGGTGTCGGGGAGCGGGAGCGAATTCATTCGCATTCCATTGCTTGTGACCGATGCGGGCTCGCAGGAGGGGCGCGAGATCGTGTGGCGGGGCTACCTGACGGAGGCCGCGGCGCGGCGGACGATCCAGACGCTGGACGATTGCTTTGGCAAGAACTGGGACATCAAGTCCTTGGCCAGCGGGGCGGCGAGCTTTGCGGGTCAGATGGCTCGGATCACGGTGGACTCCGAAGAATACAACGGGGAGACTCGGCACAAGGTGAAGTGGCTGAACCCTGCGGAGATGGCTCCGAAGAACGAGGTGGATTCCACGGTGATCGAGGCGCTGGCCGAGCGGGTGGCGAAGATCGACCGGGGCGATGATGTGAAGGCGCCAACGAAACCTGCACCCAAAACCTCGGACGACATTCCGTTTTAACCATGAGGGGGATACTGGAATTCGACCTGCCGCAGGACCAAGCGGAGATGCGCTACGCACAGGCGGGGCTGGATGCCTTGCTGGTGCTGAACGATCTGGACCAAGAGTGCCGGAGCCGTCTCAAGCACGGCGCCGGCGCGTTTGCCGACCTCGATGAGAGCACCATCGAGCGGGTCCGCGAATGGGTGAGAGGCGAGTCGGTGCGAAGGAACCTACCGGAGTTGGAATGAGGCATGATCTGGAACCGGCCAGTCACAGAAGCGTGCAATTTCAATGCTCGCCGATGCATGTGCCTCAAGAAGAAACGCTACGACACAAAAGAAATGGCCGCCGCGAAGTTGGAGAAGCGCATGGCCTCGGAGAAAAACCCACCAGAATACCTGCGAGCCTACCACTGCATCATATGTAAGGGCTGGCACTTAACGAAACAGAAAAGATGAGATTATTTATAGGAATAGACCCCGGTATCAACGGCGGCATCGCGTTCATCCCAAGCACCGGCAACCCTTGGGCGCACAAGATGCCTGAGACGGACAAGGACCTCATGGAGCTCCTGCGGGATTCCATCAACATCGCCACGCCGAAAGCGCTCATCGAGCTGGTGCATTCCTCGCCGCAAATGGGTGTCAAGTCGGCATTTACTTTTGGTGAGGGCTACGGCCGTTTGCAGATGGCACTGACGGCGCTTGGCATCCCCTACGAGCGCATCAGGCCCGCCATGTGGCAGAAGGCGATGGGCTGCCTCACCAAAGGAGACAAGAATGTCTCGAAGAGCAGGGCGCAGGAGCTTTTCCCCTCCATAAAGGTCACGCATGCCATTGCAGATGCTCTCCTTATAGCCGAGCACAACCGGAGAACAGCGACAATTTAATGCAATACCCCGAAAAAGAGAGCGCCGTTGTTGGCTACATTAGCGTCGCTGGATTCGCCGGCGTGCCGAAGTCGGCGGTCGTGGACCCCGAGGCATTCAGCTCAACGCTGAATGGGCTCTACTACGCCGCCGCGCACCGGCTCCACCACGCTGGCAAAGCGGTGGTAGGCACGACGATCCTCGAGGCCATCGAGCGGGAGCCGTATTGGCTGAAGCTCGCCGAGGCCGAGGCGCAGGCCGCCGGGATGGTGTCGTGGCAGGATGGCGTGGTGCTGGCAGATACCTCGCTGGCATTCAACCCAGCGGGCGGCGCCATCATTGCCGAATACCTGGCCGACATTTCCTCCGCCTCGAACCACCGCAAGGCGACGCAGATCGGGCGTAAACTGGCGACCGGCGACATGCCTGTGGCCGAGGCGCTCGAGGAACTGAAACTCCTGGCGAAGCCCAAGTCGGCCATGGTCGGCGTGGAGATGCATACCTTCGAGCAACTTTGGGAATACAAGGCGGAAGACGATTCCAGCACCTTGGTGGGGAACCGCTGGCTGTGCCGTGGCGGCCAACTCCTCCTCCTCGGTCAGTCGGGCATCGGCAAATCCTCCTACACACTCCAGCAGGCGATGACCTGGGCGCTGGGCATGCCGTTCTTTGGAATGAAGCCTAAGCAGAAGCTCAAGTGCCTGATCGTGCAGGCTGAGAACGATATGGGCGACATGGCCGAAGTGGTGCAAGGCGTGATGTCCTATGTCGTCGCGCAAAGCAAGATGACGCAGCGCGAAGCGGTGGATATCCTGCGGGAGAATGTGGTCGTGGCTCGGGTCACAGCACAGACCGGCGAGGCATTCATCGAGGTGATCCGCGAGCTGATCGTCAAGCACGGGCCGTTCGATCTGGTCTACGGGGATCCGCTGCTGTCATTCATCGGCGACGACATTTCCCAACAAGCTGTAGCCAGTCACTTCCTGCGCGAGCTCTGCAACCCGCTGGCCTTCGAGCATGGGTTCGCATGGGTATGGAGTCACCACACCGGCAAACCACAAAGCGACAGCAAGAGCCGAGCGCATTGGAATGCGAATGACTACGCCTACATCGGCCTCGGCTCATCTGAGCTAACGAACTGGGCACGCGCCATCTGCGTGCTGCAAACCACCAAGCATGAAGGAATCTTCAAGGTTCTCCTGGCCAAGCGTGGCAACCGCGCCGCTGTAGTAGACGAACACGGCCACCCGACCACGGACATCATCATCAAGCACGCCGACAAGGGACTGCACTGGGAAGTCGCAGAACTCCCCGAGGAGACCCAAGAAGAGGGCAAGCCGCAGGGTAAAGCGGGACGCACGCCGAAGATATCTGCCCTCGATGAGGCTGAGATCGTGGCAAAGCACGCAGTATGGCCGCAAGGCGCTCGGGGATTCTATGCCGAGATGACGGCCAAGTATGGCGTGTCCCGCGACACTATCGAACGAATTCTCCGCCGGTCCAAGAAGGCCGAGCAATCACTCAAAGCAGCATGAAAACAAGTGCCGCAGAATTACCGCAGAATTACCGCAGAATAGAAATTATGCGGCACAGGATGACTGCCGCAAAATTAGTGCCGCATAATCCCCCCTTAAAGGGGGGGAATTATTCTGCGGCACTTAATTTTTCGGCGTCGTCATTTCCGTCCTGTAATTGCCGCAAAATAGATTTGTGCGGTAGCACACTATGAACACCCCCAAAAAACAAACCGACCCATACATCGCTTGCCAAGCATGCGGCCGCGAATGGCAAGACCACCCAGGCGTCGCCCACACCTGCCGGCTTGCCTCAGACCTCGCATCCTCCCTCCGCTGGGCGCTCAACCACATCGAGCCCCCAGAATACACCCGAGATATCTCCGAGCAGGAAGTCTACTGGCATTCCGCAGAAGAAGCCCGGCGACTCGTCGTTGAGGCCAGCAATTGGAAATACCCACGCCCATGAAACCCAAACGATCCGCCAAACCCGAAACAAAGCACAGCATCGCAACCAAGCTGGCCGCAGAATTCCATGTCAGCGTCCAGACAGCCACCCAATGGTTCGATGCCGGTTGCCCGATGAACTACGAGGAGGCCAAGGAATGGAAGCTCCAGAGGCGCGCACAGGCCGCGATTAAGTCCGAGATGGGGTCTAAGCCTAATAAGCTCGAGAAAGCGTTAGAACAGGCCGCTGCGTGCGAAGAAACGGTCAACTGGGATGCGATGAGCAGTCAGTTTCGCCAGATGTGCGATATCGTAGCCGATTTCTACCTCATGGGCATGACGGTCTCAGCTATCAACACAAAGCTGGGAGTAAAACCCGCTGTCATCTCCCGCATCATCGCTAACCACCCAGACACTAAAGACAAGGAAGCCCAAGTTGCAGCCTCAAGCTGGAAAGATGTCCGCCGCCTGGCAGTCGATGCCCTCCGCGACAAACTCAACGACCCAACCCAAGTCAGCAAGATGAAAGCCGCCGAGCTCAACTTCGTAGCCGGAACCGCTCAAGACAAGATCCGCGACAGCGAAGGAGGAGCACAGCTCACCATCAACATCAACCAGAAGATCAATGCGTTGTCGTTTGAGGAGCTCATCAACAGCATCCCCAAGAAGGCCGATGACATCGATGGCGAATTCCAGATCGAGACCCCCTCGGGAACCAGTAGCGAGGCGGAGAACCCTCCGTCAAACTTGCCGCTCAGTCTCAATAACGGACCCAAAAACAAGGGAATTACTGACGCGTCCGAGTAAGTCACTGCAAATCAACACAAGCTCACTATCTATAAGAGGCGTTATCAGAAGTTATCAACCAATAATCGCCAGATAGGGGGGGGGAGGGGGGTCGGTCCGCTGGCTCCGCAAAATTACCCCCACTCGTCCAGCCGCCGAAAAATTTTATGAAAAAAACCCAATCGAACAAGCAAGAAACAAAACAAGATCAACCATTTGCCCCGCCCGAGTGGCCGAGGATGGGCAAGGCCGCGCCTGGGCGGCAGCCGCAGAACCCCCGTGTGTTGAGGGTAGACCTCGACGGCGAGGTGGTGAATGTGCAGGTCCGGTCGAATACCTTCTACCGGGCGAACGAGCCGGTCTTGGTGGGAGTGGACGCCGGAGGTGCGTTGGTGGCGGTGAAGCCGAAGACGAATGCGCTGTTGCACGGGGGGTATGAGGGATGACGCCAAACGAAATGCTTTCTATGATTGCGCAGCTACGGCGCGAGCGCAATGAGGCTTTGGCTCAAGTCAAAGAGCTAATTTATATCGCCGAACGCGCTATCGATTTGGCTGAAATAGACTTTGAGAACGACAAGTTTGGAGTCGTCTCTGAGCTTCGGGATGGGGTGGAGCGGATCAAGGAGGGCGCGAAATGAGCGACACACCGGAGACAGACGCAAGTCGTGGATACGCACTTTCCAGCCACTACGGGCGGATTGAGGGGAGCTATCTGCAAATGGATCGTAGCGGGCCGTTTGTTCATGCAGAAGTAGCTCGCAAACTGGAACGCGAGCGCGACGAGGCGAGAGCGGAGCTATCCTTGAAATGTCAATCCGTGACAATCGCAAGTGGAACCATTTCCGACCTACTCAAAAAAAGCGAGCGTCTCGAAAAACAGATCGAAGGTTTGAATAATTTTGCCAACGAAAGGTTTGATGAGATTCAGCGGGTTAGGCGCGAGCGTGACGAGGCGAAAGCAGAGCGCGACATCCTGCGGCTTGAGGCCCAACGCGAGGCCGAACACCACGACCGAATGGTTGGCGAACTCGAAAAGGTTTACAAAGAGCGCGATGAGGCGCGAGACGCAATCCCCGCTGGCGAATGGGTGGCCTACGAAGACCACCAGAAAGTCCATGACGCTGCGAGTCGCCTATTGGTTGCAATCAACAAACAACTGCCAATCGGCTGTTTTATATTGATAAACACCGAATATCACAGACTCCAAAACGCGATTTACGGAAAGGATGAGGTAAAATGAAATCAATACAAGTTTCGCCTGATACAATCATTTCCGTCTGCGACGCACCAGACAACGAGATCACCGTCAATGGGCGCATTTGGCGTTTTGATTTTGACCGGCACCTTGGACCGACTTGGCTCCGAAAGGATGGCTCCGACCGCAAGTGTCAGAATCCGAACAAGAAAGTTTGGGATGAGTTTAAAAAATGGTTTGCTGAATACACTTGGAAAAATTGGGAGGAAACAAAATGAGCAGACCAACACCAGTGAGTGATATGAAAACAAATATATTACGGTTGCTTTCGGAAAATGCGAAATTACAGCGAGAGCGCGACGAGGCGAGGGAGATCGCAGGCAGGTTGGCGCATTTTCTGGAGCGCCCAGCTTACTCGGTGGATGAGGCAATCGCCCGAATGGAGGCGTTGAATTCTTACAAGAAGCAAAAAAGCCAATGACCTGCCCGACTTGCCAATCTCCCACGCGAGTGGTCTCCTGCCGTTCTGTTGGCGAGGGGTTTATTCGTCGGCGCCGGTGTGAGAACGACCACCGTTTCAACACCGCCGAGGTCTCGCACCTCGGCCCCTTCCCCTGGGCAAAGAAAACCGTGACCAAGCCCACCAAGCGCCCCAAACGCACCCACAAGGCCAAGCCTAAGCCCTCGGATTGGCTCACCCGCATCAACGACAAGCTCGCCACCCTATGACATTCACGCAAACCGCCCACCCTCTGCTGCCATTTATCCCGCCGGAGCTTTTCGTTGCCGACTTTGAGGCGGCGAAGGCCCTGCTTGTCGAGAGGGAACGCCGCATTGGGTTGGAAAAAGAGGATCCCATCCGCTACGGCTACGAGCCCGAGCACTGGCAGAAAGCCGAGAAGATCGCCAAGCGCTACCGCGACCTCTTGGTGCTCGGCGGCAACCGCTCCGGCAAGTCCACTTGGGCGGGAAAAATGGTCGTCCGCACCCTACTGGAGAAGCCCGCGAGCCGCGTGTGGTGCTTCCAGACCACAAACGACAACTCCATCTCCATGCAGCAGCCCATCGTGTGGAATTTCATGCCCGCCGAGCTGCGAACGGCCAAGCGCAGCAAGATCACCAACATTTCCTACACCCAAAAAAACGGATTTTCGGAAAATACCGCCGTTCTTCCCAATAAATCGCAGGTCTGGTTCCGAAATTACGCCCAGGACATCACGACAATAGAGGGTGGTGAGATAGATTTAGCCTGGTGCGACGAATTATGCCCCCTTGAGTGGCTTGAAACAATCCGGTTCCGATTATTAGATCGAAATGGCATTCTCCTTGTGACATTTACGCCGATTGAAGGTTATAGTCCCACGGTAAAAAACTACCTGCAAGGCGCCAAGACGCTCGAGGAGTGCGATGCCGAGCTTTTGCCGAGAAAAAACGGCAAGGGATTTGAAAAAGTCCCTGTGGTGCAGGAATGCGTCACTCGCCACGCCGGCATCATTTATTTCCAGACCAAAAACAACCCGTGGGCAGGCTACGGGCGCATGAAGACCGAGCTCGCCAAGCAACCCCGCGAAAAAATCCTCTGCCGCGCCTACGGCGTCCCCGTCAAGGCCGCCGCGACGCGCTTTCCCCGCTTCCGCGAGTCGGTGCATGTCGTCAAGGCCGACCAGATTCCCCAGGAAGGCACGAACTACCTCTTCTGCGACCCCGCGGGCGGGAAAAACTGGTTCATGCTCTGGATCCGAGTGGACGCCGCCGAGCGGGCGTGGGTCTACCGCGAGTGGCCGCAGACCGACACCTACATCGAAGGCGTCGGCTACGCCGGGCCGTGGGCGATCTCCAGCGGCAAAAAAGCCGACGGCGAAGCCGGTGAGGGGCAGAAATCCTTCGGCTTCGGCCTGCTCGCCTACAAGGCCGAGATCGAACGCATGGAAGCCCTCGACGGGGTCAAGATTTTTGAGCGCTGGATAGACTCAAGGTATGCGAACACCACCGTCGCCGGCACCCGCGAGCAATCCACCACCCTCCTCGAGGAACTCGAAGATGTCGGCATGTCCTTCCGATCCTGCCCTGGCGAGAACATCGAGGAAGGCGTCGGCCTCATCAACAACGCACTCTACTATGACGAAGAAGCACCCATCGACCACACCAACGCGCCTCGGCTCTATATCTCCGAGTGCTGCACCAACACCATCTGGGCCCTCAAGGAGTGGACCGGCACCGACGGCCAGAAAGGCGCCAGCAAAGACCCCATCGACTGCCTCCGCTACCTCCTCACTTCTGGAGTCGGCAATGTGGAAGGAGGTCGGCTCCATGTTACCGGAGGAGGTGCCTATTAAACGCCGCACGCTCCGCAAGCGCGATGTCATGGACCTCCTCGGCATCTCGGAGCGGACATACAAGACCTACCTCGAGGTCGGCCTCCTGCACCCGATCCCCGCGCCACGGCAGAAACGCCACACCTTCAGCCTCGCAGCCATCATCAAAAAATTCCAACTCGCCTGACCTATGATCACCCTAAAAAAAACCACCCGCTACATCCTCCCCGACCGGCTCGACGACGACGACATGGCGACCGCGCTGTGCATGCCAGGAAGCAAGCCACTCGTCGTGCAAGCCGTCCTCCAAGTCCTCCGCGACCACATCGACGACTCCGTCGAATTGGTCGGCAGCATCAAGGTTGCCACCGAGCACGGTCAGCTCGCCCACTGCGCCGGCGCCCTCGACGCTCTGCGCGGCCTTGAGTCCGACCTCCTCCAGCGAATCGACGAAGCGAGTAAGAAGATGTAGAAACCAAATGATCGGCGGGTGAGATCCAATACTATCGCCATCCAGGTGGAGAGATTGAGGATCAATAATACCGAGTTAACCCGGTCACCATTTTTGTTCTCTGCCAGAGGCAGGAAACCTACAGAGGCTTGACCACTGAGCCAGCAATGCAAATCAGTGGTATCCCAATGTTGAAAAAACAGCCTTCTTTTTTCAACGATTAGAAAAAGCCGTGCAAACACAAGTCATGCTTGAACTGCTCGCCAAATTCTAATCACTCCGTGTCCTCTGTGTTCTCTGTAGTCAAATCTCCTTTTTTTTCTGCCGTTATAGGTCGGTCGATGCCTGTTTCTGCCGCTCTGGGTGCGGCTCTATAGATTTCCAGAATTCTGTCGTCATTCTGAATTTCAACGAGCCCCTGTGCCGCTCGACCCAAAAGGCGCTGACCCACTTGGTTGGATTACCATGACGACAGACACACAAGACACCCCACTATCGCTCACCGACATTGCGGCCGAAATCGGCTTCGATCTCGAGGAGATAACCCCGCAGGAACAACCCGCCGCCGAGGAGACCGAGGACGCGCCAGAAGCGCAGCCAGAGGCCACCGAGACGGAGGACGCCTCAGCGGAAACTGATCTTTCACAGGATACCGACTCCGAAGAAAACACTGAAGACGACAGCGACGCCGAGTCCGAAGAGGACAAAGACGACGCCGAGCCCGAAGAGGAAAAGAACCCCGTCCCCGAGAAGCTTCTCAAGCGCATCGACAAAATCACGGCCAAGCGCCGCGAGGCCGAAGAACGCGCCGAGACCCTCGAGAGCGAGGTCAGCGAGCTGCGAGCCAAACTCGACGCCACCGTTCCCATCCAAGTTACGCCCACCGCGAGCGACCCGCTCGCCGATGTGGAAACGCCCGAGCAACTCGAAGACCGAGTTGCCACCGCGAAGAAAATCCGCGCTTGGGCCATCAAGAATTTGGAAGGCGGCACCGTCCAGAATGCCGCCGGCGAGGATGTCTACTACGAGCCCTCTCAGGTTCGTGAATACCTCGCCACCGCCGACGAGCTCCTCACCGAGCACGCCCCCAAGCGCAAGGAATGGATCTCGCAGCGCAGCATGGTCCTCACCGAAGCCAAGGCCGTCTACCCGGCTCTCTTCAAGGCAGGCACCCAAGAGCACGAAAGCCTCTTGGCCACCATCAAAGCGCACCCCTACCTCAAAGGTCTCCCTCAACTGGAGATGATCGTAGGCGACGCGATGGAAGGCATGAAGCTCCGGTTCGCCCGCCTCGAAGCCGCACAGAAAAAAGCCGCATCGTCCAAGACCGAGTCGAAATCCCCCGTGAAAGCCAGCAACCCGCCGAGTCCCGCCAAAGGTGCCCGAGTGCCCGCCCAAGACATAGCGAACCGCGAAGGAGCAAAAAACCTGTTCTCTCGAGGATCCTCGCTCAAGACCGACGACATCGCAGCGTTCCTCGAAAGTGCGCTCTAACCCCCCAAATCCAAACCAACCCCCCCCCTTAACACAATGCCCGCAACACTCATCACCTCCCAGACTGGCATCCGCCAGGATCTCTCCGACCTCATCGCGGTCGTAGACGCAAAAACCTGCCCCGTCATCTCGATGGCGAAAAAAGGCGCAGAGCCCATCAACCCCCTCACACAATGGCAAGCCGACGCATTCAATGCGGCAACGGTTCCCGCCGGCGTCCTCTCGAACACCGATGTTTCCTCATCTGATTTCGTGGACAACGCCGCAAACCGCGTGCTGCTCTCGGCCCGCATCCAGAAGTTCCGCGAAGTCCCATCCGTGGACGATCTCGCGCAGCATGTCTCCGAAGTTGCCGGCATCGGCAAAAAGAAGGAGATGGCCCGCGCCGTCAGCAAATCCCTCGAGCAAATGAAGCGCTCGATGGAAGCCGCATTCTGCTCCGACCAAGAAGGCGTCGAGCAATCCGGCGCGACCCCCTACAAGACCCGCGGTCTTGGCAAGTGGATCCAGAACGGCGCTCAGTCCGACCTCCCCGTCAACTCGGCCTACCGCACACCGACCGCGTCGATCAACACGACCGTCACGGCCAGCCTCACCGAGAACAACATCCAAGACATGTTGCAGTCCCTCTACGAGCAGACCGGCAAATCCCAGACCTACAGCCTCGTCTGCGGGCCTGCACTCAAGCGCCAGTTCACCTCGTTCACACGCACCCAATTCGCTTCGACGAATGTCGCCAGCGCCATCCGCGTGTTGAATCAAAAGGACAGCTCCAAAATCGTCAGCTCTGTTGACATTTTTGAAGGTGACTTCGGCACCCTCGAGCTCATCCCATCGCTTTTCCTGGCGAAGGACGCAACCGTCAACGCAGCCGCCGTGCAGAACGGCCGTGGCTATGTCCTCGACATGGACATGGTCGAGCTCCGCTACAACCGCAAGCCCCGCTTCCAAGAGCTGGAAGACCGTGGCGGTGGCCCACGCGGCATCGTGGACGCGATCTGCGCCCTCTGCGTCAAGAGCCCTCTGGCTCTCGGCAAGTTCGCACCGACTGCCTAATACAGCCTCCCCCGCATAGGCCCTACGGAGGGGCGCTCACCACCCTCCAGATTAAAACTGAGCGCCCCTCCCAATGCGGGACAAATTTCTAAATGTCCGACCTCGCAGTAGAACTTGAAGCCGATCTTGGTGACCTTGCCCCGCTGGTCACTGAGGAACTCCGCACCGGTTGGCACGCCAGCATGGTCAACGCCGAGATGCGGCAACAACGCATCAAGGCCGCGAGCGACCGCATCGCCGCAGCCCGCAGCACGGTGGAAGGCATCGGCCAGCACACCATGAGCGTCGATTTCGACAGCTATATCTACTGGAACAACCTCCTGCCGGGTTGCTGGAAGGACAAAGGATTCCGCGAGGAATTCAAAAAAGCCAACCCCCACACCGTCGTCACCACCACCGCCAAGCCGACCATCGTCGTCCAATGAAATCCTCCGCCATTTCAGAAATCATCGGCCTCGTCGAGGAAGCGGAGACCGACGCCGCGAACTACTGGTCGCGCAAAAATCTCAACTACAACCAGCGCTTCTGCCTCTGGCCAGGACAAGACGACACCGGCCGCAAATACTCGTCGAACCTCGGCAAAAACGCCTTCCCATGGGATGGCGCTTCCGACTCCCGAATCCGCCTTTCTGACATGCTCATCAACGAGCGTGTGCGGTTGATGAAAAACTCCTTCACCCGCGCCCGTCTCGCCGTCATGCCCACCGAGACGACCGACATCCAAGCCGGCCGAAAAGTCGAGACCGTCATCCAGTGGATCCTCAATTCCCACTGCGCAGCCATGACCAAGCGCGAGATCGAACTCGCCGCAAACATCCGCGAGACCTACGGCCTCGCCGTCATGGGCGTCTTCTGGCGCCGCACCACTCGCAACGAAAAGCTCACCTTCACGCTCGAGTCCCTGCAGATGCAATACATGGAGACCGGCGACCCCCAGCTCGCCCTCATCATCGAGGCGATCCTTGATCCCACGCAGGAAGAAGCCGTGGCCCGCGAGATGGATCTCCTGCTCCCCGGCCAAGGCACCGCAGCCAATGTCCGCAAGCTCCGCGAAACCGGAGCGTTTGAATACGACTCGCCCTACATCTTCGAGAACCTCCCCGACTGGCAAGCCTACGAGCCCTGGGAGGACATTATTTTCCCTCCGAGCACCTACGACCTCCAGCGGGCACCCTTCATCGCCTGCCGCGAACTCCTCCGCGAAGACGAGCTCCGCGAGCGCGAGGTCACCGAGGACTACGACCCACGCTGGATCGAAGAGGCCGTGAAGCACAAAGGCATCTCCCGCCGCACCGGCCGGAACATGTATCGCATCACCGATACATTCCTGCTCTCCGACGACCGCGACATGATCGAGGTCTGGCGTGTCTACCAGAAAAAGTGGAACGAAAAGATCGGCGCCATGGAGGTCATCTGCACCCACATTCAGCCCAGCGTCGTGGACCGCGTCGCCAAGTCCGAGGCCATGGGCTACGAGCACGGCCAGTATCCCTTCATCGAGCTACCCCTCGAGCGCACCAGCCGCCCCCTCATCGAGGCCCGAGGCGTGCCCGAGCTCGTCGCCAGCCAGCAAAGCGAGATTAAGGTGCAACGCGACTACCGCAGCGACCGCGCCTCACTGACCATCCTCCCTCCCCTCAAAATCCCGGCTTCGAGAGGAAAAATGGAAATTGTCCTTGGCCCTGCCAAGCTCCTCCCAGAGCGTCGCCCCGGCGAATTCCAATGGATGGCCCCGCCTGTAAATGACATGGGCACCATCGAAATCGAAGCCGCCACCCGCCGCGATGTAGATGAATATTTCGGCATCCCCCGCGCCGACATGGCCCCGCAGCGTGCTCTCCTCGCCCAGCAGGATCTGGTCGATACCTGGCTCGCCGACATGGCCCTCATCCTCGGCCAGACCTTCCAACTCTGTCAGCAATACCTCGACGACATCCAATTCGTTCGAGTCGCCGGCGGACTGCCCACCCCCTTCCGCGCCAGCCGCCAGGATATCCAAGGCAAATACGATCTCCGCCTCGACTTCGACGCCCGCACGCTCGACTCCGAGGCCCTCAAGATCAAGCTGCAAGGGCTCACCCAACTCATCCCCCTCGATACGCAAGGCGTCATCGACCGCGCCGGACTCGTCAAATTCCTCTTCGGTTCCATCGACCCAAATCTCTCCGAGCTCCTCATCCGCGACGCCGAAGCCGCCAGCCAGCAAGAGATCGACGACGAGCAAGTCCAGTTCACCAAAATCGCCGCCGGCACCGAGCCACCGCTCAAAGGCGAAGGCCAAAACTTCCAACTCCGCCTGCAAACCCTGCAAAACATCGTGCAGAGCAACCCCGCCATCCAGCAGCGCCTGCAACAAGACCAAATCTTCGCCGCCATGCTCAACGCCCGCATGGAATCCTTCGCCTTCCAAGTCCAACAACAACAAAACGCCCAAATCGGCCGCGTCGGCGCCCAACCCGGCCTGCAAAAAGTCGCCGAGGAAATGCAAGGAGGAGCACAATGAAGGCCACTCCCTACCGCACCGTCCGCGATGGCGTGATTTCCCGCATGGGCATCGACCCCGCGCAGCCGCTTATGGCCTCGCAGGCCACGGCGCTGGCGGAGTATTTGACCACCGCTGCCGCGACGGCTTGGACATTTTTCGATTGGCCGGATGTCTATCTCACCGAGGCCCGCACGCCGGTGGGCGAGGGCTACGCGCCGGGTCTCTACACTTTCGAGAGCGATTATGTAGGCACGACATCCTACATCGGCCGCGCCTTGCAGGGCTCGCAATTTGCGGACCCGGTATGGCGGATCAAGCGCGTCACCACGACCGCAGCGGGCGATATGCTGAATATCGACACCGCCGTGGATGTCGCGTGGAACGACCGCACGACCGCGACCTACATTGAGACGAGCACGAATGCGCCTGCGGAGGAGTTCATCCCCTACATCCCGCTGCTGGCTCCAGGCCAGAAGGCCATCGGCAATGTGCTGAAGGTTTATGACATCAAGCCCGACGAGGGCCGCATCACAAAATCCCTTTCCTTCGTCGTCACCGAAGACCGCATCCTCATCACCGATACGGACTACATCTCCGGCCAAGTCTGGGTGGAGTTCTCGCTACCGCAGCCGAAGTTCACCGCCACCGCGTTCAACGCCTCCACCGCTTACGCAGCGGGCGATCTTGTTTACTACAACACCACCGGCGATTGCTACGAGGCCATCGCCGACACGACCGGCAATCTCCCGACGAATGAGGAGTTCTGGCTACGCCACCGCATCCCGGCATTCCTCGCGGACTACCTCAAGTTCTACGCGCTCGCCGAAACGCTCAGTGAGGACGGCCAGATGGACAAGGCCAACTACCAGTTCTCCCGCGCCGAAGGCATCCTGCAACAACGCATGGACGACGCCTGGCTGCGCAAAGGCGAGGTGCGCCGCTACTCCGCCAGCTTCCAATAACCACCCCCTTGACACCCTCTCCCATAATTAAATTAACGACATGAGTAACCCCACAGTCCAGATCGCCGCACGCTCTTCATCGGGAGTCGTGCAACCCGTGCAAGCCACTCCTGATGGGGCTCTGCGCGTCACCACAGGATTTCCTCTTCCTCTTTACGATGCCTTCAGCATTGTGCGTGTTGGCTCCACAAATAACACCGACTACACGCAGTATTCTTTCGGCGGCACAGCGGTGGCTCGCGTGAAGGTTACCTACTTTGGCGGCACGCCGACTACGGATAACGCCTCAATCTCCGGCTCGTTTATTCAGTTTCCGCCTTTCGCATAACATGGGACAGATCGCCTTTGATCCATTGACCGGCAGCATGATTTCGACCACTGCGCAAAACGCGCAGCTCGACTCCTCGGGCCAAATCTCCGGCGCGATGATCCCCGACGACTTTGACGATGTGCAGCAGTTCCCAAGCGTCGCTGAGTTTCCGAACCCCGGCACCGTGGCCCGCATCTACTTTCCGCAAGACACAAACATCCCGCACCGCTGGGATCCGGACACACTTTCCTACAAACCCATCTCCGCCGACACCGACGGAGGGGAGTTTTAGGACTAACCCCCGCAGTAACACCAACCCCCCCAAAACAACACAATGGCAAATATCCTTAGAATCAAACGCCGCCTTAGCGGTGCCGCTGGAGCCCCCTCCACAGCAAATGCAGGCGAACTTGGCTGGAACAAAGTTGACGGCAAACTCTACATCGGCGATGGCGTCGAGAATCATGTTCTTGCTGGCCCCGGCCACTTCGCCACTCTCACCCAACTCGCTTCGGAGACCTCGGCACGCGAAGCAGCAATCACCAGCGTTTCCTCGGACCTCTCTTCGGAGGTTACCCGTGCGACCGCAGCGGAACAAGCCCTCGGCGTCCGTATCGACAATGTTCTCTCGAATGTTGATCCCGCGACCGTTGACAGCTTCACCGAGGTTGTCGCAGCCTTTGAGGCCGCCGACAGCAACCTCAACAACGCCATCACCACACTGGCGAACAACTCCACTAGCGCCCTCAACGCGGCAGTAGCCACCCTCGAAGCCGCTGATGACACGCTGCAAGACAATATCGACAGCGAAGCCAGCACTCGCGAGGCAAACGATTTGACCCTCCAGGGCAACATCGACGCCGAGGCGACCACTCGCTCAAGCAACGACGCCATCCTCCAATCGAACATCGAAAGCGAAGCCAGCACCCGTGCGGCAGCCGTAAGCGAGATTGAAGGCGACATCAGCAGCCTGGAAGGCCGTGTGCAGACTCTCGAAAATGCCAGCGCCGACGCCCGCCTCGCCGAGGTGGAGTCCGACATCGCCGCGCTCGAGAACCGGGCTTCCGACATCGAGTCCGCAGCGTCATCCCTCGAAGGCCGTGTTTCGAGCGTCGAGACCACGGTAGCCGGTCTCGGCACCATGAGCACTCAGAATGCCGACAATGTCGCAATCACCGGCGGCAGCATCGACGGCATCAACTTCGACGGCGGCAGCTTCTAAGAGCCTCCATCCCTCACAGCGGTGGCGCGGTCCATCCCGCGCCGCCGCCCAAGGGCCACGCTGAAAACTTCAAACTGAAAACTCAAAACTCCCGATGCCCACGGTTGTCAAACTCCTGAGAACGACGGTCCCTAATCGAGTCCCTACCGCCTCGCAAGTGGCCGAAGGCAGCCTCGCCATCAACCTCTCCGACCGACGCCTCTACAGCAAAGACCACCTGGGAGAAGTCTTCCGCCTCGCCCGCCCCCGCGACCCCAGCGAATACCTCCAACTTTCCGCAACAGATGGCACCGACCTCTACCTCGGCCGCCTCGCCTGGACCGATTACCCCGCCTCCGGCCCAGCCGAGGACGCCGCAGAGTGGACCATCTACCGCATCACGACCAACGCCGCAGGCGATGTCGTCTCGGAGCAATCCGCCACCGGCGCGTGGTCGAACAAAGAAACTCTCACCTACAGCTAAAATCCAAACACCATGAACGCTACAGCACCCATCGAAATCAACGGCAAATCATTTGACCGTTTCTCGCTCAATTTAATAGTCAGCGGATCATACAATTCCGAGGGCCAGCCAGACGCATCTGTAGTCTGCAACCTCGTTCCAACGCGCATCGACGGCGACATGGTGGAAACCGCCCCGCAGCACGCCCTCAACATCCGCCTCGGCAAGCTCGACCAAGCCGACGAGCCGACTCTCGCAGCCGTGACAGCAATTCACGCCGCTCTCCAAACATTCATCACCTCGAAAGGAATCTAATATTATGGCAACAGCACGCGCAATCGCCTCCGGCAACTGGAGCGCAACAGGCACATGGAACGGCGGCGTCCTCCCCGGCAACGGCGACACGGTTTACGCAAACGGATTTACGGTGACCATCGACCAAAACATCAACATCGGCGGGGCAAATAACCCCATCGTCAATGCCGGATCATTCGTGAGCGGTCAATGGTATGAGATCACATCCTCCGGCACGACGACCTTCCCCGGCGCAGCCTCCAACGCGGTCGGCACAATTTTCCAAGCCAACGGTGTAGGATCGGGAACCGGCCAAGCTCGCGCCCGCGCTACCCTGACCACGGCTACAAATACCGCCGCAGGAGCAACAACGGGTGGAGGTGGTTTTGTTATGAACACTGTGCGGAATCTAACTACTGATATTCGCGCAGGGACTACATTATGTTTTGATTTAACAGCCTCCAGTGAAACACTAAATATTGATTCACTATTTTTGATTGGCGGGTCTTCCACGAATGCTAATGCGGTGAGAAATAGCGGAGCCGCTTCTATTAGCGTCACCGCATCAACGCTATTGGCTGGCACCGGCGCTTCCACCATGGCTATTGCAAATAATGGCACTGGAAACATTTCGATTTCTGGCGGATCAATTAGTGCTGGCGGGGGGAACCCAGGCATATGCGTCGCCAACGGATCTGCTACAGGAACAATTTCATTAAGCCTTTGCACAATAACAGGCGGTGGGTCAGGGGTTAACAATGTTGCCGTAAACAATGGTTCGTCTGGAAATATTACGATAAGTTCTTCAACGCTTGTTGCAGGCTCAAGTTTCGGGGCAATCAACAATGCACTAACAGGAACAATATCAGTAAATTCAAGCACGGTGACGGCGTCATCTGGATCGGCCGCAATTTCTAACGCTTCAAGCGGAACTCTCGTTTGCACAGCTTGCACAATTACTGCCGCCAACGCCTCTGCCGCCATTTCATCCACAAACGCCAGTGCGACCAACCGATTCAGCGGCACATTCGTCAGCTCGCAAAACGGAACTCAGCCTATTAACGCAACTCGTTGGATTCTTAATAGCAGCCCTACAGCCAGCTACATCCAACACGCTCTTGACGGAATCAACGCAAGCTCATTCGTGCGTTTCTTCACCGCCGACAACAACCTCGGCCAAGCCAACCCGACGGATGTCCGCAGCGGCGCGAGCTACGCCAGCGGCAACCTCACCGGCCGCCTCACCGTCCCCGCTCGCGGCTCGGTGGCGCTCTCGGTCAACTACGGCCCGTCGATGCCATTCACAGCAACCCGCAGCGGCACGACCGCTACGGCAACGATGGCTTACAGCTACCCGCTTGTCGTCGGCGACCAGATCACCGTCACCGGTGCATCAAACTCCGAATGGAACAGCACCTACACCATCGCCTCGGTCGTGAGCGGAACATCGGTGACATTCGTTGTCCCGGCCACCCACAGCGCCACCGCAGGCACAGGCGCACTCATGCAAACAACCGGCACAGCCGTCCTCGATCCCGCAGCCGTTGCCTCGGCAGTGTGGGGAGCAGCCAGCCGCACCATCACCGGCGGATTGGTCGATACCGCGACAACCCTTACCAATGCGCCAACGGTTCCAAGTGTGGTTCAAATCCGTGAGGAAATGGACGCCAACAGCACAAAACTCGCTAACCTCGACGCCACCGTTTCCAGCCGCCTCGCTCCAAGCGGCACGCTCGCCCGCGTCACGCTTACCGATACAGCAACAACCCTCACCAACGCACCGTCTGTGCCAAGCGCCGCTTCGATCCGTGCAGAGATCGACGCCAACTCGACTCAGCTTTCAGCCATCAAAGCCAAGACAGACGCCCTCCCCGCCTCGCCAGCAGCGACCGGAGACATCCCGAGCGCGAACATCTCGGCCATCAAAGCCAAAACGGACCTGCTCAACACAGACCGCCTTGCCCAGGTTTCGACGGTCTCGACCACCGGAGCGCAGCTCGCCGCCGCCCTCAGCTAACAATGGACCACCATCAAGCCACCGCTTCCTTCACCGGCCTCGTCGCTACGGCGACGGGGCTCACGGTGTCGCTGCTCCCGGAGATAGAAGCCTGGCTGCGCATCGCCTCGCTGCTCATCGGCTGTGCCGTTGGCTTGGCGTCCTTCGCAGTCATCGTCCGCAACTGGACCAAAAACCACCACCCCCATGAATAAAATCTTCTCGCACCTCAAACAGCCCTCCACCTTTCGCGGCCTCGCCGTGCTCGGCGGCCTCGCTGGATTAAGCCTTTCGCCCCAGCATTGGGAAGCCATCGGCAGCGCCGTGGCTGCGCTCGTCGCCCTCATCGAAATTTTCCGCGACGAGAAGAAATGATCCCTCCCGCCCAGATCGTGACTGGCCTCCTTGCCGCGGCCTTTGCTGTCGGTGCGCTCCTGCTTCTGAGCGGGTGCAGCACGCTGGGCGTCTCGCTCCAGACGGACTACGGGCAATTCAGCTACACGCTGCCCGAGGTGCCAGCCCTCAAGGATAAATAACCACAGAGGACACAGAGAGCACAGAGGGAGCCTTAAAACTTAAAACTTAATCCTTAAAACTCCCGATGCTCCCCCCGAGCCGCCCACAGCAAGCAAAGTCCAAGACGCAAGCCCTGCTCACCAAGGCCCGCGTGGATGATGCCGTGGCGCTTGTGGGTATTCGAGGCTACTACCGCGACAGCATGGGAGTGCCCGGCGAGAACGACCGAGGCATCTATGACGACGCCATTTTCCTCGTCTCGCCAAACGCCTACGCCAGCTTCAACGCCAACACCGATCCCTCGATCCGCCGCAAAGGCATCGCTGTGCTGAAGCCCGGCGTGCATCGCTACCGCAAAGGCAAGCATGGACTCAGCAAGCCCGGCGGCGGCTATCCTGCCTTGCGCCCAGCTAACTCCGCTGAAGAACTCCCCGTGACCCGCGACGGCACGGGCGACAGTATGGGCATCGCAATCAACATCCACAAAGGCGGCTTCCGCACCACCAGCAGCGAAGGCTGCCAGACCATTTACCCCAGCCAGTGGGAGTCTTTCATTTCCCTGGTCTATTCCGAAATGGACCGCGCCGGGCAGAAGACAATCCCTTACCTACTCACCGAGGAAGAAGCATGAAAACATCCTGGAGTTCCATAGCCCGCGAGCAAGCGGACAAAGCGCACAAGACCGAGGTCGATGCGCTTAAAGCAAAACTCGCTCAATACCAAGCCAGCGTGGAGTCGCTTGAAAAGCAACTCGGCATCGCGCTCTCGCTCGGCAAAACACGCATCCGCCCGCATCCGCTCTCGGTCAACATGAACGACAAGGCCGAGGCTGTCGCCATCGCACTGGCCAGCGATTGGCATGTGGAGGAAACGGTAGAAGCGTCCTCGGTGAACGGGCTCAACGAATACCGGCTGCCCATCGCCAAGACGCGCATCGAGAAATTTTTCGCCACCATCGCCCGCCTCACCGAGATCGAGCGGCACGGGGCCAAGATCGACGACCTCATCCTCTGGCTCGGCGGCGATTTAATGACCGGAATGATTCACGAAGAGCTTGCCGAATCGAACTCCAAAACCCCGACGCAAGTCATCCTCTGGCTCCAAGACCGCCTCGCAGACGGCCTCGCCACGCTCAAGCCGCACTTCAAGCGCATCCTCATCCCGACCAGCTACGGCAACCACGGCCGCACCACCGTGAAGCCTCGCCACGCTACAGGTGCCGCGCACAGCTACGAATGGCTTCTCTACAAAATCCTCGAAGGCCGATTCATTGATGACCAGCAGATCGAATTTCAGATCGCGGACAGCTATTTCAATTTCATGGAAGTGTATGGCCGCCGCCTGCGCTTCCACCATGGCGATGGACTCAAATTTCAAGGCGGCATCGGGGGCCTCACGATCCCTACCGAAAAAGCAATAGCTTCATGGAATAAGTCGCCGAACCGAGCCGACCTTGATCTCTTCGGCCACTGGCACCAATACCAGCAGAACCGGCACTGGCTCTGCAACGGTAGCCTCATCGGCTACAACGCCTACGCCCTCTCGATCAAAGCCAGCTTCGAGCCGCCGACGCAGACCTATTTCCTGCTCGATAAGAAACGCGGCAGAACCATGACCTCCCCCATCTACCTATGACCTGGAAACACCTCGCCAAAAAGTCCAACTCGCTCCCGCCCGGCTGGAGCACGACCGACGAAATCGCCGCCGACCTCGATTGCGAACCAAGCGAAGTCCCAAAAATCCTCGCCGCCTCGATCCGCGACGGCCTCGTTGAGAAGCAGAACTTCCCACACTGGCAACCCGGCAGTAGACAGCTCCTCTACCAGACCGGCTACCGGCAAAAGACCGGCAAGGTTATCTCAGAAAAAAGCCCACAAGTTTCTGACAAAACCCCAGACTCCATCCCCGGCATCCCCGCCGATTTGCTGCCAAAAGTGCGAGACAAAATCCTTGCCCACCCGCACAAAACAGCCAGCGCCATCAAAGATCTATTCAGCACAAACAACCGCATGCGCCTGAGCGTTGCAGCCATTCGAGGGCTACTTGACAAGGCTCCGCACAATAAAAAGTAGATGCCAGACGACCAAACCATAGTCGAAGGCGATGCCGGATTCCTCGGCATGGCCAGCCGCTTAAACCCGCTGCAACTCCAGCCGGGTATGGTTCAATACGCCGAAAACATGCGCCTTGATCGTGGCGTGGCTCAGACTCGCAAAGGGGCCAAACGCCTGGGCGATGGCATCTCCGCAGGCACGCAGCCTCTCACTCTCCCATTTGTGCTGGATGCCAATGCCCGCGTGCGCACAATCTACAGCGGCGGCATCTTCGCCTCGGGCGTTTTCTCCTCGCCGAACTACGATGATGAAAATGAATACATAATCCTCTGCGGGCCGACCTCGGCGTTTCTCTACCGGCAGGACGAGCCTATCGAGGAAATCAACTATCCCGCCACCGGCACAGCATCCGACGAGATCATCGAGCCCACGGACAGCGTTTCGACGCTCCAAGCATTCAACCGTTTCTACCTCCTGCGCGAGGCCGACATGACGCTGCCTAGCTGGGATTGGAAATACACCACCGCCAGCGGCATCGCAGTCTCTGGCGCCACGGCCACCGTCCATATCACCGCCCATGGCCTCGCTGCTGGCCAGCGGGTGCGGATAGAGGAGGGGAGCCAAGCGGCTTTCCAAGGGCATGAGTATGACATCCTCACCGCTACGGCCAATTCCTTCACCATTGAGGTGCCCGCTGGCACATCGCCGGATGTCTCCGCCAACATCGCAATCCGCCGCGTCAAAGCCCCGCTCTGGTGGGATGGATCGACGATGGAGTTTCAACGCGCCGCCTCGGGCGTGCCTGCCGAGGGCGTGAGTTTCAAAACCCTGCGCTCTACTGGCTGGGCCAGCTACATCGGCAACCGCCTGTGGATCCCCGATGGCCGCGACACCGTGGCCATCTCGGATGTTCTCGACCCCGACCTCTACGACCCGTTTTTCCAATCTTTCCGCGCCAACCAGGGTAGCAACGACTACCTCGTCGCCATTCACCCATGGGTCGAAGGCCAAGCGCTGGTCTTCCTACGCAACTCGATCTGGCTGGCCAACCTCGCCGACACCAGCAACGCCGCCGGCGACACCTTCACGGTGGACTCTGCCGTTTCCAAGCTCACGCTCCTCACCGACGAGATCGGCTGCGTAGCCCGCCGCTCGATCCAGACGGCAGGGCAATTTGTTTTTTTCCTCTCCGACGCCGGAGTTTACCGGCTGGACACCCAGCTCGACCTAAAGCTCCGCGCCAACACTCAGCCGCTCTCGGACCCTATCGCCGACCAGATCGACGAGATCAACAGCGACTACGCTCATCTCGCCGTAGGAAAATGGTGGAACAATCGCTACTACCTCGCCGTGCCCATCGGCGAGAACGCCACAAGCAACAACACCCTTTTTCTCTGGAACGCCCTCAACTCGCAATGGGAAAGCCGCGACACCTACGCCATCAATCTCGACGAGCTTCTGGTCGCCGCCTACTCCAGCCAACGCCGCCTCTTCGCCGCCAGCCGCGCCGGAACGCTCTTCCTGCTCGATGAGCTGGACTACGGCGACGATGTGCCATACGCCAACGCGCAAGACCTCTACACCAAAATCCCCTCCGAACTCATTACCCGCCGCTACGGCTGGGGGAGCCTCAATGCCAAGCGCCTGACTCGCGCCAAAGCCAGCGTGCTCCTACCAGACGCCTCCGCTTGCACGCTGGACGCCGTAACGACCGACTACGACGCTGACTTCCAAGTCGCCGCCCTGGAGAACACCACCGGCGAAGAGGAAGACTACACGCTCAAAGCCCCCCTGCGCTGCAAAGCCACCGGCCTCGACCTCCGCTTCCGCACGCAAAGCGGCCGCCCCATTCTCCGCCAGATCAGCGCCGAAGCCACCCGCTCCGCCCTCGACCCCACCGAAACCCGCACCCTCAACTAACCATGGCAACTCTCACTAAAGGCAAAACATTCGTAAACGGCGAACTCGTCACCCCTGCCAACCTCCACCAGATGGTCGATGCCGCCACCGTCGCCAACATTGTCAACGCCGACATCGCCTCAAATGCCGCCATCGCCGACACGAAGCTGGCCACCATTTCCACGGCAAATAAGGTGTCCCAATCCGCCGTAACCAATCTCACCACCGACCTAGCAGGGAAAGCAGCGTCCATACACCAGCACGCTATTGCGGATACCACTGGGTTACAGACGGCGCTCGACGGCAAAGCGGCTGCAAGCCACAACCACGACGACCGTTACTACACAGAGTCGGAGATGAATACTCTGTTGGCAGGCAAGCAAGCGTCTGGAAGCTATGCACCTGCCAGCGGCATCGCGCCAAGCGCCATCACCGGCACGGCAGTTATCACGACTGACTCCCGTCTCTCGGATTCGCGGTCGCCGCTCTCGCATCAGCATGGGAACATCACCGCCGCAGGAGCTATTGGAAACATAGCAAATATGCCAGTCATGACCACGACTGGAGGAGTGCTGACAACAGGTTTCTTTGGCGATCTTCCAAATACCTTTTGTTCAGGAACTGATCCTCGGCTATCAGATGCACGGCAACCGATTTCAACCCACTTAGGATTAGTGAAAGCGTGGGTGAATTTCAACCACACCCGGATGCTGGGAGTCACTAATGCAGCCAATGGCGAGTCTATTTCTGTCACTGCCGGAACCTCCTCTGGGATATGGAATAGCACGACGGCTTTTTCAATAGGGCAGATTGGTATTATTTATTACATAACAAGCGCAGGAGCAGTTCCAAACGCTTCGCTTGGAGGTATCAATGTCTCCACACTTGGGTTTCAGATACGGGCCATTTCTGGTAATACTGCCACAATAAAACTTATTGCAGGCCCAGCTACAACTTCACAAACAATTACGGGCAATGGTGGCACAAGTGGTTTCCAGTATATAAGCTACGGAATTAGGGCCCAATACGGCGTGTCAAGCATCACTAAAGCAGCGTCTGGAAGTCACATGAACTTCACATTTAATTTTTCAACCCCGTTTGATTTCATTGATTATTGCTATAATTTACAGATGGATGCGAGGTCTTCGGGTGATTTTTATGTCCAAGGTAAACACCAAAGCAGCATTCAAATACAAGTATTAAACTTCTCTGACGCCTCCGTTTCCAGTCAGATAAATTTCATGGCTTTTGGACTATGACAAAAGCCCCAACCATGCTCCGTCCCGAGCCATACCACGCGACCAAGCTCGCCGTGCGGCGGTCCCCGTTGCACCGGTGGGGCGTCTTTGCCACCGCTCCCATCGCCAAGCACGAAGTGCTCGAGGAGGCCCCCTACGCCTGCGTGCCCAAGAAGCAACTCGCCAAAGCCCCCGCCTGCGAGACCTACAGCTACTACCTCGACGACTCTAACAGCATCCTCGGCTTCGGCCTCGCCCCCCTCTACAACCACCACGACACCCCCAATGCCTGCCATGAGATCGACCAGGTAAACGAACTCATGCGGCACTACGCCCTGCGCGACATCGCCCCAGGCGAAGAGATCACCCTCAACTACGGCGCAGAAAACGCCAAGCACTTCTTAGAAAAGGAATAACCCTATGGCAATGAACATGAGCAACAGCGGCGGAGGAGGGGGAATGTCCGGCGGAGGAGGAGGCGGCGGTGGCGCGATGAGCGCTCCCGCGATGAGTGCAGCCATGTCCGACAACAACATGGGCGGCAACGCCATGTCCGGCGGCAACAACAACGCCATGTCAACAGGGTCAACAGGGTCAGCAATGTCCAACGCCATGAGCGGCGGCAACGCCATGTCCGGCGGAGGAAGGTCCAGCGGCGGCATGGGCATGGGCGGCATGAGCGCCCCGCCAGCCCCGCAGCAGCGCAGCCTCGCCGACGAGATGGCCGCGATCTCAGGCTACGCCCAAGCAAACGCCCAAGCGCAAGCCAACACCACCGTCGATACCGCAGACCGCCTCAGCGATCAGGCCATCGAGAACACCGGCGACATTGCGCAAAGACTCCAAGACAGCACCTACACGGGCGCTGCCAACCAAAATATCCGCGACGCCGGAACCTCTGCCGCCCAGCTCGGCCAGAGCTACAACCAAGTCGGCCAGACTGCCGACCGCGTAGCGGCCTACAACGACCCCGCCCAAGCCCGACTGAACCAGATGGCCCTCGGCCAGCTCTACCGGCCCGACCAAATTTCCTCCCAGAATGTCTCCGCCGATCAGGTGACCGGCTCTCGCGTTGCCAATGTGGGCCAGATGGACTACGCCCGCCTCGGCCAAGTTGCCGATGTCCAAGGCCCAGCAGGCTACACGCCTGACCAAATCCGCGCCCAACGCATCCGCGCCGCTCAAGCGGGGGCCGTGGCCGATGTCAACGCCCAGCAAATAAACGCCGCCAGCACCGGAGGCATCGAGCGTGTTGGAGGCACACAGGTATCCTCGGTGGACCCCATGCAAGCCGCTCGCATCCGCCGCACGCAGGATGTCGCATCCCGAGACATCCGCGCCAGCGCCGCCGAGCGTGGCCTTATGGACGAAGCCCGAGGCAATGGACTCTATGGGCAACTCCGTAATCAAGCCAGCAACGACCTCGCCCTCGGCCGGTCTCTCTCCGCCGAGCAGAGCCGCGACGCAATCCAATCCTCCCGCGCCGCATCCTCCGCCCGTGGCCTTGGCCTCGGCCAATCTGCCATGGCCGCCGAGCTTCTCAACCGCGACCGCTTCGGCACTGCCAGGGAAAACGAACGCCGAGCTTTTGCTGGCAATGTCCTTGGACAAGGCACCGCCGTCCAGCAAGCAGCCAACCAAGCCTACATGGGCCGCCAAGAAAGCAATGTCGGCCGCTCCCTCCAAGCAGGGCTCGCCAACCAATCCGTCGCCGCCAACCGATCCCTACAGCAAGCCCAGCTCCAGCAGCAGGCCAACCTCACCACCAACCAAAACGAGCAGCAGCGCGTGCTCGCCGATGCCGGTTACGCCCAGCAGGCCGGACTCTCGAACCAAAGCCTCGGATTCCAAAGCGCCAGTCAGGATGCTCAATTTTCCCAAGCCGCAGCTCTGGCAAACCAAGACGCCTCACTTCGAGCCGCCCTAGCAAACCAATCTGCGGGTCTCACATTAGGCCAGACGAACGCCCAGCTACGGCAAGCCGCCTCTATCCAATCGGCCCAAAACCAACTCGCCGCACAGCAAGCCAACCAAGCCGCCAACGCCCGAGCCGCTGAATTTGCGCAGCAGGGCGGGCTTCAAGCCTCCTTGGCAAACCAGCAAGCCGGACTCTCTCAAGCCGCCGAGCAGGCCCGCCTGCAACAAACCGCTATTGGCGCGTCCTACGACGCATCCCAGCAACGCGCCATGGCCGATGCAGGCTATGCCCAACAGGCCAACCTCGCCAACCAATCGGCCAACCTCAACGCCGCCCAATACAACAGCAGCCAAAACCTCGCAGCCCAGCAGGCGAACCAATCGGCAAACTACAACGCCACCTACGCGAACCAAAATTTCCTGCAAGGCGTCGCCAGCCAGAACTTCAACCAATTCAGCGGCCAGCAAAGCATGCTCGGCAGTCTCTACGGCCAGCAAGCAGGCATCGCCCAAAACCAATACGCCAACAACCTCGGCCTCGCCCAAGCCAATGTCGCCCTCGACCCCTACCAACGCGCACTCGGCAGCAACATCCCTATAGCCAGCCAAGGCAACGCCGCCAACATGATCGGCACAGCCTACGGCCAGACCATGAACTACGGCTCCGACCTCTTCAACACCAACACCAACATGCAGGCCAGCATCTACAACAGCTTCCAAAACAACCAAGCCTCGTTGCAAGGAGCCCGCTTACAAGCTGGTGCAAGCGCAGCCGCTGGACAAAGCGGCATGATCGGCAGCATTGCCGGTGGTGCTGGAGCGGCAATCGGCGGAGCGGCTATTGCTGCCGTGTGCTGGATCGCTCGAGCGGCATTCGGCGTAGAGACAGATCGCTGGCAGAAATTCCGCCGCGCCATGCTCCGCCATGCCAGCGACCGCACGATCCGCCTCTACTGCCAGCATGGTCAATCCATCGCCGCCACTCTCACCACCCCCCTGCGTCGCCTTGCGGCTCGACTCACGCTCCGCTCGCTGGAATTTGCATGGAAATAACCAAACATCGCGCAGATGGCGCCCACCGCGCTTGCACCCCTGAGCAGACGCTGGAGCGCATGCGGCCGCATTTCCACGCCGCAGGCATTACCCGCCTCGCCGAGATCACCGGTCTGGACCGCATCGGCATCTGTGTCGCGCAGTGCATCCGGCCCGATGCCATCGTGCTGGCCGTGGATTCTGGCAAAGGAGCCACCCCCGCCGCAGCCAAGTGCTCGGCCATGATGGAAGGCTTCGAGCGCCATGTGGGCGAGACAAGCCATGTCCCTCACTTTACGGCCACCGCAAGCAGCCTCGGCCAAAGCGCAGAAACGCGACTACCTCTTCTAAATGGGGCGGCATTCAATCCAAATATCCCAATCCGCTGGGGCATCGCGCAGGGAATAAAAAGCGGGGCGGCAAAACATCTCCCCCTTGCAGCCATACATCTCACTGCCCGTGGACCCGCTGACGAACCATTAGCGGCATCTATGTTTTCCTGCACAAGCAACGGACTATCTGCGGGGAATACCTATGCAGAAGCAATCTGTGGCGGGCTCTACGAAGTCATCGAGCGCGACCAAGTGGCCATAGGCATGGAAAACCCAAAACCTGTGCCGCGTGTTGATCTCGACACCATCACCGACAGCACCTTGTCTGGCATTGTCCGCCGCCTGCGACAGGCCGACCTCATGCCTGTGCTTTTCGATTGCACCTCTGATATCGGCGTGCCGACTTACACGGCTTATATCTACGACACAGAAGAGCGTGGAGTCGGATTCTACCGAGGCTACGCGGCACACCTCGACCCCGCTGTCGCTCAGTGCCGGGCATTGTGCGAAGCAATACAAGGCCGCCTTGTTTATATCGCCGGAAGCCGCGACGACATCTTGCACGAACGCTACCAAGCAACGAAAGACTCCGACACCGCTCATAATCTGGGGCGACTCCTGGCAGTCAAAGATGTCGTCTCAAGCCGCGCCCACCCAGACCGATCAGGCGACACCTTTGAAGAGGATATCGACACCCTTCTGAGCCTCCTCGCCGCCGCCGGCATCCCCGAGCCGCTCGTCCATGAGTTCACCCATGATTACCCTTGCAGCGTCGTGCGAGTCATCATACCGACCCTTGAAGGATACTACAACCGACACATAGCGCGTGGATCCCGCGCCAGGAGGAACGGATGAAAATCTTTATCGGCCCCACTCGCCCCGGCAATATCCCCGCCGATGCCGACATACGCCCTCCAGCGCAGCAAGGCGACATCGCCGCCGCCGCACTGGAAGGTGCCGACACGCTCATATTGATTGATGGATTCTTCCACCAGACTCTCGCCCCTTGGCATAAGGAAATCCTCTTCGCCATCGAGCGTGGCTGCCGCGTCATTGGAGCAGGGAGCCTCGGCGCACTCCGCGCCGTCGAGTGCGCCCGCTACGGAGCCGAGCCTGTCGGCGTCATCGCGGGGTGGTATGCCGACGAATCCTGCGCCGACGATGCCGATGTAGCTTTGGCTCATGCCTGTGCCGAAGACGGCTACCGCCCGCTCTCCATCCCACTCGTAAACCTCCGCGCCACAGCAGAAGCTCATATCGACGAAGCCGGTCACATCCTCGCCGTTGCCCGCTCCATCTACTACCCCGAGCGCACCTGGCAGCGCCTCCGCCGCGACCTCGGCGATGTGGTGGATATCCTGCAAGCACGCTACATCGACCAGAAAGCCCTCGACGCCGAGGAAGCTATCCGCCACGCCCAGCATGTCGCCGCTCCCGTCCGTTGCGATACCCCTCAGCACATCCACACGGCACATCTCCGGGCTTTGCTTGACAACGATCTTCCAACTCCCGCAGGCCGCACCTACACGCTTTTCCCAGACGCCCAGCGCCAAGCGGCAACGGATGCCAGGCTACTCGCCGAGCTCGCCCAAGCGGCAGGCATCACCATCACGCCTCACGATATCATCCAAGCCTCCCGCAGCATGTGGAATCGGCTTGGCATACAGGACGAAAAGACCGCCTCACATTGGCTTTTAGAAAACCAAATCCCCGAAGCCGCATGGACCCAAGAGTCCATGAACGAAGCCCTGCGCACAGCCGCACGCAACTGGCTCTCCTCTGCAAGTAATTCGTTCGACGCTATACCCATCACAAAACTCCACACAACAATCCACCCCTCATAAATTATGCCATACGCCCCCACCGTAAACGACCGATCTGGAGAAATCCTCGCAAATGCCACAGCCAACGCAGCTCAAATCCGCGCCCAAGGCATGATGGCTATGGGCGAGGGAATAGGCGACGGCCTCGCCGCAATCGGCGGCGGTCTATCTCAAGGCATGACGAAAAGCCAAGAAAACCGCATCGCCTCCGACGGCGCCAACGCCAAGTTCGACATGCTCAAAGGCATGAAAAAAACCGATGACCAACCCCTTTTCAGTCAAGAAACCATCGACAAATTCGACACCATGCCGCTCGGTAAGCGCCAAGCCATTGTGCAGACAGCCGAGGCCATTATGGACGACGACCTAAAGCGCTGGATGTATCAGACCCAATACAACGCCCAAGCCAACCGCGTGAACGCTAACATGCTAGCCCAGCAACCTGCTGCCAACCAAGTCCCCATGAGCCCATCGGCTAATCCGGCACCAGCAACCAATCCAGCCCCAGCGCCGGCGTCTCCATACACTTTCAACCCGAATATCAAAACCCGCTCAGGCTACTAAACATGAATCCCCCCTACCAAGACCCGGCCTTGCCGCAGCAGCAGCCAACGGATGAAGACCTTCTAGCATTTACCCAACCTGTGGCGGAGATGGACATGTCTCAGCCAGCAGCTCCGGTAGCCCAACCCCGCGCCGCCAAGGGACTCTCCTTCGACTGGTCCGTGCTGAACGCCCAGACCCAAGAGGAATACGACGCCAAGCCTCCCGCCATCCAACACCTCATCCACGAAATCCAACAACTCGGCACTCTTCCGTCCCAAGAATGGGCCGCCAACCGCGTGCTGGAAATTCAAAAAAACATAGACGAGCGCAATTCGCCACAGGCGCAGGCGCAATTACAGAAAGCCAAGATCGACATTGAAAAGGCATCCGCAGAAGCCGCACAAGCCCAGCAGCGCAAGCAGGCCGCAGCCTCTGAGATCGCGAACATGCGCACCATGCTCTCCGACCTCAAAAGCCACGCAGGCATGAGCACATCGATTGGCGCCAAGGGCGCTGAATACCTTTTTGGCATGAAAAAAGAACCGATTGCCGGAACAAAGGCCGCCGACTTCTACAGCCTCCTGGAACAAGTCCAAGGCGGCACATTCATGCAAGCCTTCAACAACCTCAAAGGCGCCGGCCAGATCACCGAGCAGGAAGGTGCAAAAGCCACTGCCGCCATCGCACGACTCAACGCCAGACAATCCGAAGAGGGATTTGGAAAAGCCCTCATGGATTTCGACGGAGTCCTCGCACAAGCTCAGGCACGCTCACAGCCCGCCACCGAGCAAGGCGCCCCAGCCGCTCCCCAGCAAGGCGCACCGCAATCTGCCGCAGCACCAGTCAAAATGATCGGCAACCGCAAATTCGTTCTGCAACCAAACGGAAAATATGTCGAATCCCGCTGAGTATACAGCCGAGGAGCTCGACGCCATGGCAGCCGCCGAGCTGCCGGTGCAAGACGCCCCCATCCCCCCGAACGCCTCTACGGCCATCGCCGCAAGCGGAGCGCCTGAACAGACAGGCTCACCCGAACTGATCACCGGGGAGGGGGCTCTTCCTGCCCGTGGACCTGCCATGGGCCCCGTAGCACAGATAGAGGAAGGCCGCGAGTATTCCGCAGAGGAGCTTGACCTCCTCGCTCAATCCTCCACGCCTCCGCCTCCACAGGAATTCTCAGCGGAGGAACTCGACCAGGAAGCGGTCCGCCTCTTCGACGACCCGACCTACGCACCTACCCGCGACGAGTATTTTGAGCTGAAAGCCACCAAGGAACGCCTAAAAGCGGAGGGAAAACTTCCCAGCGGATTCGAGATCGCCAAGCAAGCCGTCGGCGGCCTCGTCGTCACCGCGCTGGATGCATTCAACACCGCCGTCTACTCGCCCCTTGAGACCATAGCCAAATCGCCAGCCACGATGCAGACCGGCATCGGCCGCGCAGCGCTTGGCGCCATGCAGCTTGGCGGATGGGTAAAGGAAGGAATTCAAGGCGCCCCCAAATACCGCGACGAAGAGACCGGCGAGTTTTTCTTCTACAACAACGAGGTCCAACTCCAGAACGCCCTTGAGAGCGGCCGCAAGCTCCGCCCCACCACCGAGGACGATCTCAAAGACCACGAATTTGAAGGCTACATCGCCAAAAAAGGCATCGATGCCGAATACCAAGACCTCGCTACCAAGACCGCCCCCACCGAGCTTCTGACCATGCTCACCACCGGCCGCCGTGAGCAGGAAACGCCCAACTTGTCGCAGGCCGGCGTCATCGAAATGGTCGCCGACCCTACGAACCTCATCCCCTTCGGTGCCGGAGCCAAGGCCATTGGCGTCTCTCGTCTCGGTAAAGTCGTCAGCTCCCAAGCCGCCGGAGCAGTTGAAAAAGCCGCAGGCGCTCTGGTAAAAGGCAACGACGCCCTCGCAGAGCGCTTCGCCAATGTCGTCACCAACGCTACAGGATTCACGCCGCGTGATATCTCCGCCGCAGGCAAGGTCCTCAATTTCGGTAAAAATGTCGGCATCGGCGGTGGAATCGCCGCAGGAGCCGCCGCAGTGGGGGCGCCCCCCGAGTTAGCCGCCACCATCGCCGGGTTCTACCCAGTCTACAAAGCAGGCTTCGGCGTGCTCCGCAAAATCGAGACCGGCGCAGGCACTGCCAAGATCATCCTCCGCGAATCCGCCGACGCAACCAACGGCCTCGACCAAGCCGCCCGAGCCGCTGTGCTTGCAAACGACGCCGTGCCGCAAGCCTTCAAAGAAGTTCTCGAGCGCCCCAGCCAATTTGTAAGCATCGAAAGCACGCCTGCCCGCCTCGCTGCCAATCAAGCCCTCTCGCCACAGATGCGAGCCCTCGCCAGCAAACTCTCCACCCCCGCCATCGTCCAAGCAGTGCGAGGATCCAGCGCAGTCGCCACAGGCGCAGTGAAAGGTGCAGCCATCAACGCCCCCTTCTCGCTTCTCGCCGCCAACGCAGGCGACGACGAAGAAGCCGCCGCCATCCTCGGCGCAGGTGCAGCCTTCGGTGCCGCAGGTGCAGGTGTGCAGCGCTTTACTGGCCTCCAGCAGCGCCGCCAGCAAGCCGCCATCAGTGATGTCTCCCGCATGCTCGTCGATGTCGAACTCAACGGTGGTGATGTCAGCAAGATGATGTCCACCCAGACGCCAGACAGCCTGGTCAAGCTCGCCGCCATGCAAGGCACCTTCCGCAACGCCCTTGACTTCGTGCCGCTCAACTCCACCGACTACAACGCCAATGTCCAAGCGCAAGGCGGAGCAGGTTCTGCCGGTCTCTTCGTTCAATCCGCCCCTGGAGAACGCGCCAAGGTTTTCATCAACCTCGACGCTAAGCGAACCGGCATCGAACCCCACGAATTCGGCCACGCCCTCCTCGCCAGCGGAGCCCTCGACGGCCAGCAAAAATACGCCGCCCGTGCCTGGGTGGATAAAACCTACGGCCCCGAAGGCGTCCAAGCCCGCGCCGCTGAATACGCCAGCAGCATCATCCGAGGCAAAAACTCCGAGGCATTTCCCGACGGCAACTTCGAGATTACCCCCACCACGCTCTCCAGCGAGATGGAGAACCTCACCCAAGGCGGACTCGCCCGAGGCGACATGGACGGCCTCGACTGGGCCCGCGACGAGATATTCGCCGAGACCTTCGCCCAAGCCAGCCAGTCCATGGATTTCGCCGCCATCCGCCGAGGCGCCCCCGCAGGCGAAAACTTCCTCACCTTTGCTGAAGGCATCCTCGGCGCCCAAGCCCGCTCCCTCACCGCCAGCGGCATCCGCATCGACGGCCAGACCGGCCGTCCGCTTGACACCCCCGGCAGCCTCTTCAAAGAAAACCCCCTCCTCGCCACCGACAAAGCGCTCCTCGGCCAGCTCGGCACCTACATCAACAACTACCGGCAGTGGGCCAACAACCCCACACACGAAAAACCTGCCGGCGTGAAGATCGCCCCCAGCGGCCGCGCCAGCGACCTCGCCAACAACCCCCAGGTCACATTCTACGACCGAGGCGACGGAGTAAAAGCCAACGCCTTCGCCATCCAGGATCCCGTCACCGGCCAAGCCATCCTCCGCGACCAGCGAGACCTCAACGCTGAACACGCCAAAGTCAAAGCCCAGCTCAAAGCCCTCGGCGGATCCAAGCTCCTCGAGCCAAGCAACCCCATTCTCGGCCCCAAGAAGACCGCCGACGGCCGCGTCACCATCCGAGGCAAAACGCTCCCGCAGTCCTTCGATTTCCTCAACGGCTTCATGCCGCATATCCGCAACTTCGCCCGCCAGTTCGAGCAATTCGGCCAGACCGGCGAAAGCATGCAGGTCCGCTACCACGCCATCGGCAGCGGTGACTCCGGCGCATTCCAGGTCAAGAAACTCGGCAACCTCGAAGCCGTAACCCGCGAGGTGCTCCCTTTCGAGTGGCAACTCACCAAGGCTGGAAACCTCAACGCCGTCCTCCTCGACCTCACCCAATTCCGCAACCGCGCCATGCGAGCCATCAACGACCGCAACGACGCACTTGCCCCCTTCAACTGGGAACTCAGCCAAGTCGAGACCGACCTCAAGCAGTGGATGGATAACCACCGCAACAACCTCCCAGGCGAAAACAAAATCGGCACCGCCAAGCGCGACGCCATAAATTCCCTCGTCGGCATCGCCACGAACTACAACAGAGGCAAAAACCCCCTCAACGGAGCCTTCGGCCCCGGCAGCGCCATCAAACAATTCCGCCTCGACCGCGTAGACGCCGCCGTAGGCACCGGCCGCCAAGGCTTCCACTTCGACTACGACAAAGCCAACGGCAACCTCCTGCCAAACATCCCCGCCGCCATGCCGGACTTGTCGAAAGACCTGCCAACCGCTAAAGGTCAGGCGATACCGGATGCTGTTGATATGCCCGTAAAATTAGGCAACCAAAATTTTATGCTCCGCCCCGCAGGCATGGTATCGATGCCTGGCCAAGCGTTTCCAGCCTACCACGGCACGCCGCACAAGGTGGACAAGTTCAGCCTAGACAAGATCGGCACCGGCGAAGGAGCGCAGGCTTATGGATATGGATTATACTTCGCTCAATCCAGGGATGTTGCCAAAACTTACGTCGACGTTGGAATAGGGAATAGAACCCTATCCGAACAATCGGCGGCACGGCAAATTTTTGATTACAAGCGCATGAGTGGGGACCTTAAAGAAGGCCGCGATTTGTGGGTAATGAACCAAGGGGCGGAAAATCGCCAAGCCGCTCTTGAAATTTGGAATCGTGTATCACGCAATCCAGAAGCGTTTAGAACAGGCAACCTCTACACCGTCGATCTCGATGTCGAACCGGAAGACCTGCTCGATTGGGACAAGCCTTTGAGTGAGCAGAGCGAGAAGGTGCAAAAGGCAATTAAGAAAGTAATCACAGACCCAACTGGCCAGCGTGCTTTTGGAACTAACGGTAGGACTATCTACGAAAATCTTTTACGGGAGGTTAGAATTGACGGTTCAACCCCGCCTAAAAAGGCATCCGAAAAACTCGCATCCCTCGGCATCCCCGGCATCCGCTACCTTGATCAAGGCAGTCGAGGATTCCGACAGATAAAATGGAAAAACGAAGCTGCAAAAAGCAAATATGATCGTCCTGATTTTATTGCCGGAATCGTAGAAAATTACCTTGAAATCAGCAATGGCAGCGCCAGAGATGCGCTCAAGAGACTTCGGGAATCTCCGCCGCAGCAATATCAAATTGCAGCCAATGCGTTAGAGTCTGAGGATATTGTCCCATCTCCTACCTACAACTATGTGGTCTTCGACGAGAACCTCATCAAGATTAAAGCCGAGAATGGCCAGCCCGTCTTCCCGCAAAACTTGTCAAGAGACCTGCCAACTGCTAAAGGCCAAGCCATGCCGGATGTAGTCAAAAGCGAAGCTGAATGGGGCACCCCTCTTTATGAGCCGTTGCCAAAAAAGGAATTCACCGTGCGACTTCACCACGGCACATGGCGTGGAGGCTATGATTCGTTCAAAGACGGATCGCATTTTTCAAAAAGTAAAAAATATGCGTCCCGCTACATGCAAACATCAGCCTCCTCAATGGGCATGTCTGGGCTCAAGGAAGCGTCCAAGCAAGAAATCATCAGCGCGGATGTGACATTCAAAAAAGTTTTCGACACCCGCAATCCCGCAGACAGAAAAATTTTTGAGCAAGAATTCTATCGCAAATATGGAACGGGAACTCCCGTCGGAGAACGCGGTCTTCCCGATTGGACCGATGCCGTGGATTTGGCCGAATTTTTGGAAGAGTCGCATCCCAAATATGACGGCATTGTTTTAGACGAAGGCGGAGAACCCTTGCCCAATGGCGAAGTGCGGGTGCGTCCCGAAGTGTTTGTTCCACTCAAAGGAGCAAAAATCAAAATCGCAGACCGCACCCCGCTGGCTGATTTTAGCGAGTAGCTCACATCCCCCAAAACTTCTCCGCCTCCGTTTGCCGGACTGCCCGAGCATAGGTTTTATTGACCATCTGCGGCGACGAGTGCCCTAGGAAAAAGGCCGTCTTCCCCGAGTCCTGCCACATTGCCAAGTGCATCGAGGCCGCTGTGTGGCGCAGGCAATTCTGCGGCCACTCCTCCCATCCCATTTCCTCAGCCAATGCGGTGCGTGAACGCTTGATGGAACTTTCCTCCAGGCAGTCCCATTTCTTCGGCAGATGCCGAGTCAGAGCAGGCAAGATCGGCACATAGCGCTTCCTCGGCACCGGATCAGTGGACTTGATCCTTGGCACTAAAATCTCTGTCGCCTCCACATGGTCCGGCACACAGCCCGCCACCTCGCTCATCCGCATCCCCCCAAAGACCCCCAGCACCAACCAAGCCCGCAGCCGGTCATCCTCCGCCGTCAACTCCAGCAGTCGCTCCACATCAGAGACCGCCAACAAATGATGCTGCGCCGTCTTCCTCGGCACCTCCGCCTTCAACACCGGCGACTTCTCGATGTAGTCGTATCTGACAAGCCAATTAAAAAACAACCGCAGGTAAACATAGCCCTGCGCCCGCGTCGTCCCAGTCCAACCCTTCCGGCTGAGGAACGCATCAATCGTGCGTGCCGACACCGCCCCCAAATCCAGACCGCCAAACTTCTCAGCAAACTCATCCAGCCACCACTTCACCAACCGCAGGTGATTTCCCCGCAGGCTATCCCGCCTCGCCGCCAAGAAATCCTTTATCCCCTTCGACACCGTCATCCCCTTCGCATTCTCAAAAGAATCCGTCCCCTGCCGGGACAACTGCTCCAAGGTATGCTGCCGAGCCTGCTCCGCCTCCCCCCAGCTCTCAAAAAAACGCCGCTCCACCTTCCCCCCAATCCGCCGCCTCAACCGCCAAACTTTTTTCCCCCGCAAAACAAACTCCGTCACCGTCACCGACACACTTCCCGTTTCAATATGTTTTTTCATGTTGATCTATCTGTTGCCACCGTTGCCATGAAAAGGCAATTTTTAAGAAACAAGTGGCAACAAGTAGCACCAACCAACAACACAGCCAAAAACCCCGCAGACCCAGTAAACAAGCACCTCTCCAACCGTATCTCTTTGCACAAAAGAAGAGAGCCGACGGCGGGAATCGAACCCGCATACATCGATTACGAATCGTGTTTTCTGCCATTGGTTAGCAATAGGTTATGGCGTGTGTTGCCACACTGTTGCCACGGCAGGCGTTATTTTTGCGAGAGAGCGAGTGGCTTGGGACTTGGATACAGGTGGGCGTGCGGGTGGATGAAGGCGACTTTTTTTGGTGGGATGGTGGTGGTGAAAAAATGTTGTTCTTGGGAGCTGCCGTCCCAGAAGCGGGCTCGGATGATTTGCACGGGGTTGCCGTTGAGGGGCCAGCCGTTTTGGTAGCAGCGCTTGAGCTCGAGGGTGCAAGGGGTGATGCCGATGACATCGCCGTTGAGGTCGATCATGGCGCCGTAGGGGAGGGTGTGGATTTCGACGGTGCGGTCGCTGTGCTTGGCTTCCCAGGCGCGTTTGCTGGCCTCGAGGTCGATGGTGCTGCTGGGGGTGGCGCAGCCGCTGAGGAGTAGGGCGAAAGCGAGGAGCAGCGGAGCGGTTTTCATTTTTGTTTTTCTAAAAGGGCGTCGTATTCTTTTTGGTGCCGCTCTTGTCTTTCTTTTCGATACCAATCGAATTCTGAATAGTAGATTTCTTCCTCAAGATCGCTGCGGAGTTTTTGGTTTTTTTGCATGAGGGGCTGGATGACAAATAATGCGAGCAGGCTGGAGGCGGTCAGGAGACCTTGCAGGAAATGGAGGGCAGTGCTCGAACTGCCGACGGTAAAGAAGAGAAGGCCGATGGGGGCTATGGCGATGAGTAGGATGGTGGTTTTTTTCATGGCGAGGTCAGGTCGATGACTTGCGCCGTCCAGCCTTCTGGTAGCGGGCCGTCGTAGCTGTTGATAATCCACCATCTAAGGTCTCGGTGGAGGGCCGGATCAATGTGTCCTGGGGCGTATGGGGGTCTTCATTGAGCCGGTAGCGTGGCATGTCGGGCATGGCTTGGCCGGTCATGAATGAAGCGGTGTGGCGGGCTCGGTATTCACGGATGGCTTCCTGCACAATTCTGCTGGCGCTCCAGGCTTCGCCGTATTTTTCGGCGCGAATCTTTGCTTCGGCTTTAAGCCATTCATGAACCTCTGGAGGCAGCGAGACGCTGACTTTTTCAAAGTTTGGTTTTTTCTTCATTGATACATCAGTAACACTTTTTACTACCAAGGCAAAAATTTTTTTTCGTCCGCAAACCCAGTCCTGATGCGGGTGTCAAGTGTTTTTTTCATATGGGGTGATCTACTTATTGACCCGCTGGGGAAAATTTTATTGCGACTTCTTACTACTTGGTAGTAACAACTGCTCCGTGCAAACCGCATTTGTAAAAACAAGCATCTCGATGCCTTTGGAGATGCTGGAGTGGGCGAAAGCCCGTTCTCGGGAAGAAGGCAGCTTGCCGGTGTCGAGAATCATCACTCAGGCGATTCGGGAAAAGATGGCCAGCGAGGCCAAAACCAAAACCAAGGGGAGGGCGTCGAAGTGATCACAATCGATGAGGCGGCTGCGGAGCTTCGTTTGGCTCCGTTCACGGTCAGGAAGTATGCCCGACTGAATATCATCCCGGCGACGAAGGTCGGGCGGTCTTGGATGTTCGACAATGCGGAGACGCTGAAGGTGGCGCTCCAGGTGAAGGGTGGAAACAAACTTCAGCAGGCTCGCCTGCGGGGGAGGATCCAATGAAGGCGCCGCGACTCTACCTGTGTGAGGGCTATGACCCTTTGTTCGGGCCGGTGCGGCACATGATCAAGGCATGCGGGTTTAGCGATGCTCGGACGAAATTTTACCACCTGCATGGCATTCAA